TTTTTATGTTGGGGGAGGCGGCACTGTTTACGCCACCAACACCACCATCAGCGCAATCTCTGACCAGCGTCTGAAAGAGAACATTCAAGACCTTGATGTCGGCCTTGACAAAATCATGGCGCTCAAGCCTCGCAAGTTTGATTGGAAATCCGGCAAGGGCAAGGACATCAAGGGTGACCGTGGCTGGATTGCTCAGGAGTTTGAGCAAGTCTTCCCCGACATGATCGACACATGGAAGGACGAAGCTCCTGAAGGCGAGGAGCCTTACAAGTCGGTTCGTGCTGACCTAATCCCTGTGCTTGTTAAAGCCATCCAAGAACTCAAAGCAGAATTTGACGCTTACAAAGCAACCCACCCCTGAAAGGAAAAACCATGACCACCTGGACAATCGACAACCTCGACCGCCGCACCTCTGACGGCTTTGTCACCACCGCGCACTGGCGTGCCACTGCCGTAGACGGCGACCATAGCGCCTCTGTCTATGCCACCTGCTCATGGAGCGAAGGCCAGCCCAACGTGCCCTATGCCAACCTGACCGAGCAGCAGGTGCTGGCGTGGGTCTGGGAGAGCGTGGACAAGGCTGCAACTGAGGCGGCTTTGGCTGCACAGATTGAGGCTCAGAAGAACCCTGTTGTTGCCAGCGGCACTCCTTGGTAATGGCAAGCCACCAGCCCATGATGGTGGCATCTTGAAGGAGAAACAGAATGGGCAATAACAAAGACCCCCAGACTGTGAGCATTGAAGGCAAAGAGTACAACCTTGACGACTTCACGCAGGAGCAGCGAGTGATGCTTGAACACTGCATGGACTTGGACAGGAAGATCGGCTCTTGTCAATTTCAATTCGATCAACTCAGGGTCGGCAAGGACGCATTCTTGAAGATGCTCCGGCAATCCTTGGAATCAACCGTCAAAGCTGAAGACTGAAAATGACCACCATTGACGCGACAGAAGCACGACTGTCTACTCACGAAGAAATCTGTGCATTACGGTACGAGCAGATCAATGCCCGCCTTAAACGCATTGAAGGAATCATGATGCGGACTGCTGGCGTGATGCTTGTGTCGATGGCTGGGACTATCTTCGCTGCGATTTGGATTTCAAAATGATTCCGAAAGACAAGCTACAGCATCTGGCAATGGGAGTGGGCGCAACCGCTGTGTTGGTTGCTGTCCACTATTTGCCAGTAGGCTGGGCTGTCGCAATCGGTGGGATCGTTTTTGGCCTGTTCTATGAGTATCAGCAGTGGTATCGCAAAGAAGGTCAGCCTGATGTTTGGGACGCTATTGCGACGGCGCTGCCTGGAATAATTGTCGGACTTACGCTAGAGTTGATGACATGATTGATCCAATCAGCGCCCTGGCAGCAGTATCTTCAGCCGTAGCCCTTGTCAAAAAGGTTGCCGAAACGGTTGACGATGTTGCATCGCTTGGGCCTGTTTTGGGTAAGTACTTTGACGCCAAAGCCGAAGCTATTGAGGTTGTAGAGAAATCTAAACAAGGCGAATTTAAGGGATCTGCGCTGGGCAAAGCTATCGAACTAGAAATGGCGATTGAGCAAGCCAAGCAGTTTGAAGAGCAGATCAAGATGTTGTTCTTCCAGAGCAACAAGATGGACGTATGGATGCGTATAGCGGCTAGGGCGCAGCAGATGGAAGTTCAGGCTGCACACGCTGCTAGGCGTAGAAAAGAGGCTGAGAAGCGCAAAAAACAGGAAATGGACGAGCTTTTCATCATAATTGGTGGTTTGATGATAGCTATAGGATCTATTTCTGTGGTTGTTTGGGCTGTTCTTGAAGGAATGAATCAGTGACCCCAGAGTTACAGCGTTACTACGAAGACCGATTTGACCTATTTTCCCAGCCTGGGTGGATAGATTTAATGGAAGATGTTGACAATATGTTGGCATCTATGAACAATGTAAGTAGTATCCCTGACGAGAAGGCTTTACAATTCCGCAAGGGTGAGATTTCCATTCTTACTTGGCTAAAAACCTTGAAAAAGGTCAGCGAAGACGCATACGAGGACTTGAATGCGAAGAATGTATGAATTTGTCTGCAAATGCGGACAGCGCACTGAGAAGCTAGTTGGTTATGAGACAGCTACTGTTCAGTGTGGATGTGGTGGTATCGCCCATCGCATCATGAGTGCTCCTAAATTCAAACTTGAGGGGTGGTCTGGGCACTTTCCGAGCGAACACGGTCGGTTTGAGCGTAAACACATCGAAAAGTTGAAAGCGGAGCGCAAAGCCAACTCATAAGTCATTGGACCGAGTTGAATCTCCTACAACCATTTTTGGCAGGAAAACATATGCTGATTGACAAAGAACCTGAAGAGCTAGGCGAACTCCAAGTCGAGGAATCAAAAAACGAGCTTCCTGAAAAATACAGGGATAAAAGTCTCGAAGAGATCATTCGGATGCACCAAGAGGCTGAAAAGCTAATTGGTAAACAGGCCCAAGAGGTCGGTGAGGTCCGAAAACTCGCAGATGAGCTTATAAAGCAGAATATCGGTTCCAAGCAACCAGCAAAACAGGAAGAACCTGAAGTAGACTTCTTTGAGAATCCTCAAAAGGCGGTTCAGGCGACCATAGAAAAGCATCCTGATGTCCTTGCTGCCCGTCAGGCCAGCATGGAGTTCAAGAAGCTGCAAATTCAGCAGAAGCTGACGCAGGAGCATCCTGATTACCAACAGGTAGTTGGAGATGCAGACTTCCAGAACTGGGTGAAAGGTTCATCCGTTCGGTTGGCGCTCTATGCAAAAGCAGATGCGGAGTTTGACTATGATTCTGCCAACGAACTGTTGTCTACCTTCAAGCAACTTCGCGGGGTGAAGTCCAAGCAAGCAGAGCAAGCAAGCGATGCTAGCAGGGCTAAATCAATGAAAGCCGCGCAAGTTGATGTTGGTGGATCTGGAGAGAGTTCAAAAAGGGTGTATCGACGTGCCGACCTGATTCGGCTAAAAATGACGGACCCTGCTAGGTACGAGGCTTTGAGTGATGAGATCATGCAAGCCTATGCCGAGGGGCGAGTCAAGTAAACAACCTTTGTTTCTTGGAGATTTAACATGGCAAACACTGCTTTCGCACCTAACAATGCGGTTACGACCACTTCCGCAGCTAACTTCATCCCCGAAATTTGGAGTGATGAGATTGTTGCTGCCTTTAAAAAGAACCTCGTTCTGGCCAATCTGGTCAAGCGTATGTCTTTCAAAGGCAAGAAGGGTGACACCGTTAACATCCCGTCGCCCGCTCGTGGCACCGCCAACGCTAAGGTGGCTACCGATGCCGTTACTCTGATTGCAGAGAGCGACACCAACATTCAAGTGCTGATCAACAAGCACTTTGAGTACAGCCGCTTGATCGAGGACATCGTTGAAGTGCAAGCCCTGACCAGCCTGCGCGCTTTCTACACGGAAGACGCTGGTTACGCCCTGGCTCGTCGCATGGATACCGATCTGGTCCAGCTTGGTCGTTACTTCAACGGCGCAACCGTTGGCACCAACGACTATGCCACCAGCAATAGCTCGACCAAGGCGTTCATCGGCTCTGATGGTACGACTGCTTACAACAGCACCTCGTCCAACGCTGCCGCTCTGACTGATGCTGCTATCCGCCGCACCATTCAGCGTCTGGATGACAACGATGTTCCTATGGACGGTCGTTTCTTCCTGATCCCCCCGTCGAGCCGCAACACCCTGATGGGTCTGGCCCGTTATACCGAGCAAGCATTCGTTGGCAACGGCGATGCTATCCGCAATGGTGAGATCGGCCAACTGTACGGCATGGCAGTGTTCTCTTCGTCGAACGCTGACACTGGCGCTGGAAATGGTGGCGCTGACCGTATCTGCTTGATGGGCCACCGCGATGCGATGGTTCTGGTTGAGCAGCTTGGCATCCGTTCGCAGACTCAGTACAAGCAAGAGTACCTGGGTACTTTGTTCACCGCTGACACGATCTACGGTGTGAAGGCTTTGCGTACCAACGCTACCAGCACTGCTGCTGACGCTTCCGCTGCTTTTGCCCTGGCTGTTCCGGCCTAATTGCAGTTGTCCCCTCCCCTTCGGGGGAGGGATCTTTTTCTTATAGGAGATTGAAATGGCTGCTGCAACCGCTGTTGTTTCCCGTCGTGGAAACGATCAATTCCGGGGCTTGTTCTCGGACACCTGGGAAGTGCAATGTACCCTTGACGCTGGCGCAGTTTCGGCTGGTGCTACCGACACGGATACGGTCACTGTTCCTGGCGTAGCACTGGGTGATATGGTTATCGGTTTTTCGCACGGTGTTAGCGAGGCTGGTCTGGTGAAACGGGCTTATGTTTCTGCTGCTAATACGGTGACTATCGTTACCTACAACCCGACTGCCGGTTCTGTGAATCTGGCATCGACCACTGTTACGCTCGTTATCGGGCGTGCTGTGTAAGGACGGGGGGCCACAAGCCCCCTGTTTTTTTCTTTGGAGGTGTAAATGGTTCCTCAGACTTTTCCCTCTAACAACGGGAAGATGGTTGTTTTCAAGATCACGACCCTCACAGGTCTGACTCGCTGGTCAGATTACATCCCCGTCAAAACTGCTGGCTCCCCTGGAATTCTCAATTCCTACGATGGGAACATTGATGCAGACATCCTTGGGTCAGTTACAGGTAAGAAAGCCTGGATTGACTACATCCCTGTTTACGAAGACGCATCAGCAACCAAAGCATGGCTTGTGAGTGCTGATGGGTACATTCCTATTTACGGATAAGACAATGGCAACTTTTCGTTGTTTGGCAAGTGGTAACACGGTGACGTTCACTTACACGCACGACATTGAGTCCATGAAGGGTCATTCTGGCTATGTTCGCGTCAATGAGCCAGAAGAAGATGAGAAACAGGAAGAAAGTCGTCCTCTTCCTATGACTGCGCCAGTAGCAGCCAAAAAGCCTGGACGCCCACCTAAGCAGCAAAAAGGCACCTAGCATGGGTATGCTTTCAGGGGCTGTGTGCCCAATAGCTACACAAGACGTTCATGTCAACCTCAAGAACCGCAACCATGCGTTCAAGGAGTATGGCTATGGACCGCCCAATCCTGACGAGCCAAACGATGCTTTTTGGCTGAAAAAGGCCAAGATGTATAACGCTCCCACCGAAGCGATCAAGGGGATGCGTTGTGGAAACTGTGCCGCCTTCATCCAGACGCCAAAAATGATGCAGTGCATCATAGGTGGACTGGAAAAAGATGAAAATGAGGGCGAATTGTCTTACGATGAGGAGTTTGTTGCAGCAGCCGATCTTGGTTACTGCGACTTATTCCAGTTCACTTGTGCAGCGGCCCGCACTTGTGATGCTTGGAAGTCTGGTGGGCCTATCACAAAGGATTGATCATGTACGGTAAAGCACCCAAAATGGAAAAGAAGTCTGGCAAGAAAATGGGTATGCCTGTAGCAATTATGGTTGCTGTTGGCAAGCCTAAAGCCATGCCAAAAGCTATGAAAGCACCCAAAATGGTCAAAAAGATGGGCCGTGGCAAATGAAAAAGACCAAAGCTGAGAAAAAGATCAGCAAGGTCATGCGTGAGTACAAGGCTGGTACGCTGCACTCCGGAAAAGGTGGCCCTGTTGTCAAGAGTCCTAAACAGGCAGTGGCAATTGCACTTTCTGAGGCCGGTAAAGCCCGGAAGAAGAAGTGAAAGAGGTCTGGGATAAAAAGCGTCCGAAGTCTTTGGGCGCTTCAAAGCCTCTAACTCCCGCCAAGAAGGCTGCTGCTAAGAAGATGGCTAAGGCTGCTGGTCGGCTTTACCCCAATCTTATTGACAATATGCGTGCGGCGAGGAAGAAATGAAAAGCCCTGCCTGGACTCGGAAAGAGGGCAAAAACCCTGCTGGAGGGCTTAACGCCAAAGGCAGAAAGTCCTATAATGAATCTACAGGCGGGAACCTCAAACCTCCCGTCAAATCAGGCGATAACCCGCGACGGGCCTCCTTCCTAGCGCGTATGGGCAATATGCCCGGGCCTGAGTACAAGAATGGCGAACCCACTCGCCTTCTACTGTCCCTCCGAGCCTGGGGCGCATCGTCCAAAGCAGATGCACGGTCGAAAGCTAAGGCAATCTCAGCGAGGAACAAGAAGTGAGGCCACTATCGGTTGGTAGAAATTTAACTGCTGCTACAACTACAACGTTGTACACAGTACCAACTGGCTATTACGCTAGGTGTGTTCTTTTGCACGCATCGAATAATGGTGGCTCGAACAAGCATGTAAGTTTTAGCTGGTATGACGCAAGTGCTGCGGAAACAATACCGATTACAACTGAATACACACTTACTGCTAAATCGACGCTTGCTGAGATTGATGTAAACCAGTACTTTGTCTTAGAAGAGGGTGACTACATAACTACGATTTCAGAATCTGGTTCGACTATTTCTGTCATCGCAACCTTTGAAGAAACAGGATTGACACGGCAATGACCTATCTTGAATTGATCAATGACGTACTGATCCGGTTGCGTGAGACTACCGTATCGACAAGTACTGAAACGGCCTACTCTACGCTGATTGGCAAGTTTGTCAATGATGCCAAGCGGCAGATTGAAGATTCGTACGCCTGGAACGTACTGGGCCAGACCTTGACGTTCAACACGGTTTCTGGCACCTACATCTACTCAATGACTGGTGCTGGTCAGAAGTTTCAGGTCATGGATGCTATCAACGTAACTTCCAACGTTGGTTTGCGGAACATCAGTTTTGTAGAAATGAATCGTCTACAGAACTTCACAACCCCTATCTCTGGCATTCCAGAGGCTTATGCGTTTGATGGAGTTGATGGAAGCGGAGATACCAAAGTAGTTCTCTACGCTCGTCCTGACAACGTGTACACAATGCAGTTCAGCTTGACGGTGCCTCAGGCCACTTTGTCGTCTGACAGCACATCTGTACTGGTACCTGACGTTCTGGTTGCCCAGAATGCCTACGCTCGTGCCTTGGTGGAGCGCGGGGAAGATGGTGGGTTAGCTTCATCTGAGGCTTACCAGCTTTATAGAGCCATGCTAGCAGATTACATTGCTCTTGAAAGCACTCGTTATCCCGAGAACCAAGAATTTGTTGCGGTATGAGCGAACAGCTTCAGATTGCCAGCATTTCAGCGCCGGGATTCTTCGGCCTGAACACTCAAGACTCGCCTCTTGATCTGGCGGCTGGCTTTGCTCTTGTTGCGACGAACTGCATCATTGACCAGTATGGACGAGTTGGCTCTCGCAAAGGTTGGTCTAAGGTCAACAGTTCTTCTGGCAATCTTGGTTCTAACCCTGTTGGTGTGATCCATGAGCTTGTGCAGTCTGACGGCACTCTGACTATCCTGTTCGCTGGCAATAGCAAGCTGTTCAAGCTCGATGGCTCTAATGCGGTAGTGGAATTGACGTACGGGGGGGGTGGTTCCGCTCCTACGATCACTGCAAACAACTGGTCATGTGCTTCCCTTAATGGGATTACCTACTTCTTCCAGACGGGTCATGATCCCTTGATTTACGACCCTGCTGTTAGCACAACAACCTATCGCAGGGTGAGTGAGAAGACTGGCTATGTGGCTACCGTCCCCAGCGCAAACATCGCCCTGTCGGCTTTTGGTCGCTTGTGGGTGGCGAATACGTCAACGATCAAGAATACGGTCTACTTCTCTGACTTGCTGGCAGGCCATGTGTGGTCTACGGGCACGGCTGGCTCATTGAATGTGGACAGGATTTGGCCCAATGGTCCTGACGAAATCCAAGGTCTTGCTGCCCACAATGGCTTCTTGATCATCTTTGGTAAGCGGCAGATTCTGGTTTACCAAGATGCCACCACTCCCTCGACCATGCAGTTGAGTGACACGGTTGGAGGAATTGGGTGTATCGCAAGGGATACGATTCAGACAACTGGCAAGGATGTGTTGTTTTTATCCAACAGTGGTGTCAGATCGTTTGCCAGAACAATCATCGAAAAGTCTGCACCTCTTGGAGATTTGTCTAAGAACGTGCGTAACGATCTTATGGACATTGTTGCTGGCGAAACACTTGCCAACATCAAGTCTGTGTATTCTGAAAAAGAAGCCTTCTATCTGATAACACTGCCTTCTGTCAAAGAGGTCTATTGCTTTGACACCAGGGGACAACTACAGGATGGCTCTTTTAGGGTAACGATTTGGGACTCTATAGAACCAACTGCATTGTTATCACGCAGGAATGGTGATGTTCTAATTGGCAAGACTGGGTACATTGGTAAATACGGCACCTATCAAGATGATGGTGTAGCGTACAGGATGCTGTATTACACCAATCATGCCGACCTTGGTAACGCAAATGTTACTTCGATACTGAAGAAGTTGAAGGCTACTGTCATTGGCGGCACGAATCAAACGGTCACAATGAAGTGGGGCTTTGATCTGTTGACCAACTACCAGTCTGCCAATTCAACGATTCCTGTCCAAGGTATTTCTGAGTATGGTGTTGCCGAGTATGGTGCAAACGGAGTTCCGGTTGCTTACTACTCTGAAGGTGTTTTGATGCAGCAACTTTCTGTTCCTGCAACAGGAAGTGGCAAGATTGTTCAAACTGGTTACGAATCTGATATCAATGGATCTTCATTGTCTATCCAAAGGATAGAGATTCAGTACAAAGATGGGAGATTGTCGTGAGTAATTACACCAAGAGCACTAATTTTGCGACCAAAGATGCGCTGGCATCAGGCAATCCTTTGAAGATTGTCAAAGGCACTGAGATTGACACTGAGTTCAACAATATTGCCACCGCAATTTCATCAAAAGCAGATTCATCTGGGGCAACTCTTACTGGAGCAACTCTTAGTAGTCCTACATTGACAAGCCCAGTTCTAGGAACCCCTAGTTCCGGAACATTGTCTAACTGCACTGGACTGCCAGTTAGCACCGGAGTTTCTGGTCTAGGAACCAATGTTGCAACTGCATTGGCAGTTAATGTTGGATCTTCTGGTGCTGTTGTTGTCAATGGTGGTGCACTTGGTACGCCGAGTTCTGGAACATTGACTAATGCCACTGGCCTTCCATTGACCACTGGAGTTACAGGTACTTTGCCAGTTGCAAATGGTGGAACTGGAGTTACGAGTGTTGGTGCAAGTGGGAATGTTCTAACCAGCAATGGATCTGCTTGGGTTTCATCTGCTCCTAGTGGCTGGAACGTCACCTATGTTAGTACATCGTACAACTCTGGTGATTCATACACACTGCCAGCTAACTGTATTGGTATCTATGTATGGTGCCAAATATCTGGCTCCGGAAACAATGGCGGTAAAGGCAAGGTTACCGTTAAAAATAGTGGTGGATCAACGATTGGAACCATTTTTGTCAGCGGAACAAACTTGAATCAAGGAGCAGATGGTGGCTCTGGGATGACGGATGGATCTGGAACATTTATTCCAATCTCTTCATCTGCATCATCTGTAACATTTGAAATTTTTGACAACAGTGTTGGCGGATCGTTTATTTTGCAAGCATATATCACAAAATAATTTTAATAAGATATATGAAAAGCGAAGAATGGCTTAGAGAGAATTTTGTCAGTGTCTTTGAATTGCCAAATGCTGCGGTTGAATGGTTGTTGATGCTTTGGGATGCGATTCAGGTCTTTGATGATGTTGCTGATGGAGATGAAGTTAAACGCAATGATCTGGATGTGGTGATTTGGAACACATTGGTTGGGATGAGCCAGAATCAGTTCTGGCAAGCCAATGCGAATAGCTTGATGCCTGTTGTGGCAACGATGGTGTTGAAGTGGCAGGCTTCAGATGAGGCAGAGCGAGATGGCAAAGCAGATGCCAAATCGTATATGTGGAGAGCAGGTTATTACGATGTTGTTTTGATGGTTGTGACGCTCTGTCATCCAGCAAAACGTGCGAAAGAACTTTCTCGTTATGTCATGGAGTTGTACGGCGAGAAATTTGAGGACTATATGAAGGAGTTTGATCATGCCTAATCCAGTAGCCGCGCTTGCTGGTGGTTCAATCGTAGGCGGTGTCTTACAGGGTCGGTCAGCAGAGCGAGCCGCACGAACTGCTGCTGCCGCAGAGCTTGAGGCTGGACGACTAGCTGCTGAAGAAGCACGTTTTCGACCAGTAGGAATCACGACTCGATTTGGTCAGTCTGCATTTCAGACCGATGATCAGGGCCGGGTAACGGGCGCTGGTTACGAGCTTTCTCCTGAGCTTCGTGCCTATCAAGACCGCCTTATGGGCTTGACAGGCATGGGTTTGACCCAGGCTGAGGCTGCTCCTGGCTTGTACCAACCTCTGATGGCTGCTGCTCCTGGCCTGTTTGGACTGGCTCAGGGCTATCTGGCAGAGACTCCGCAACAGGCTGCTCAACAGTACATGGCGCGTCAGCAAGAACTGCTGGCTCCTGGCCGTGAGAGGGCGCTCTCACAACTCCAAAACCGTCTGTTCCAAACTGGCCGTGAGGGATTGGCTGTTGGTGCGACTGGTGCCCGTCCTAGTGGCGCTGCTGGCCTTGGAGCCGCATCTCCTGAGATGGAGGCTTACTACAACGCTCTGGCTCAACAAGAAGCTCAACTTGCTGCACAAGCGCAACAGGCTGGCATGGAGCAGACCAAATTTGGTGCTGGTTTGTTTGGTACTGGTGCTGAGTTGCTACGAGGCGCTTATCAGGGTCAAATCGGTGCCTTGGCTCCGTTTGAGGCGTATCTTGCACAGTCGAAGGCACTTGAAGCTCTTGGACAGCAACCTCTTGGTCTTGGCATTGACATCGGCGCTAAAGGCCAAAGCACTGGTGCTGCTCAGGCATTGTTGGCTAGTGGTACTGGCGCTGCAAGGTCGCTGGAGGCGGCTAACGCATTCAATCCGTTTGCTACTGCGCTGACGATGGGATCTAGAAATCCTGCTTTTGCAACAGGAATAGGCAATTTCTTTGGAGGCGC